CGCGCATGGAGACCTTCGCCCAGGGGCGCAAGGTGATGCTCGGACTGCCCACGGGCTTCAACTACCTCGACAACATGCTCTGCGGGTTGAAGGGCGGCGAATACCTCGTCATCGCGGCCCGGCCCGGCCAGGGCAAGACCTCGATCATCCTGCAAATGGCCGAGCACATTTCCCTCAAGCACGAGAAGCCGGTGGCCGTGTTCAGCATGGAGATGACGGGCGAGAGCTTGGCGGAGCGGGTGTGGTTCAGCTTCTCGGGCGCGAACTTCCAGCACTACCGCAACGGCTTCATGGAGAACCGGGACATCCCCCGCCTGCTCTCCGCCGCGCTCAAGCTGCGCAAGGCCCCGATCTACATTGACGACTCCTGCGCCATGAACATCCAGCGCCTCTCCCTCGTGGCGCGCAAGCTCAAGCGCAAGCACGGCATCGGAGCCATCTTCGTGGACTACCTGCAGCTCATGCCCGCCACGCCGGGCCGGGAGAACGACATGCGGGCGCGCGAGTTGGCCGACATCAGCATGGGCCTCAAGCGGCTGTCCAAGGAGCTGAACCTGCCCGTGGTGGTGCTGGCCCAGATGAACCGGAACATCGAGCAGGAGGATAACAAGAACCGCAAGCCCGTGTTGAGCGACCTGAAGGACTGCGGCCAGATTGAGCAGGACGCGGACGTGGTGGGCTTCCTCTACCCGGCCAACATGAAGAAGTCGCAGATGCAGTGGGAGGACACGGGCGAGCGCCCGCCGGAGTTTGGGTTTCTCGGCCAGTTCGAGCTGCCCGAGGTGGAGGTGGAGGCCATGCGCAAAATGAAGCTGGTGCCCGACTGGACGCCGATGAATTGGAAGAAGCACCTGCGGCGGATCAACCTGCTCATCGCCAAGCAGCGCAACGGTCCCACGGGGGATTGCGCGCTGGTGTATGAGAGCGCGCGGATGCGCTTCTTGGACGCGCACCGGCCCGAGCGGGAAGAAGCGGCGGAGCCGAAGGAAGAGATGGATTTGTGAACCATGAACTTACCCACGTCTGTTTGTTCAGTGGCATTGGCGGGTTCAGCCTCGCCGCTGAAGCCTGTGGACTGCGAACTGTGGTCTTTTGCGAGCGGGACGCCGACCGGCAGCGCGACCTCGCCCACCACTGGCCGGGAGTGCCCATCGTCGGAGATGTCAACGACGTGGACGCTATCGAGCGCGCATCTGTGGCCGACGCCGAGGAGCGAGAAAACCAGCTCGGAGAATCCGGCGACGTGGCAAGCTCGCGACGATGCTGGCGACGTGGCGACTCCGCCATTGGCGATGTCCGCCAGCCTCCATTCCTCCTCACCGCCGGCGTCCCTTGCCAGCCAGCCAGTTCCGCCGGCAAGCGACTCGGCGCGGGAGATGACCGCTGGCTCTGGCCGCAGACTCTCCGCGTGGTTGAACGTCTCCGACCCCGCTGGTGCGTCTTTGAGAACCCTCTTGGACTCGCCTCATTGGCGCTCCCCGCTGCGATCCCTGGCGTGGACCTTGAAGGGCTACGGGGGCGTGCCGGACGAACCGTGTGCGAAATCATCCGAGGACTTGACCTTCTGGGATATGACCTCCCGCGAGACGGGGATGGCGTCCCTTGGATTCCGGTTGTGCCGGCTGTCGCAATCGGAGCTTTCCACGGACGCGATAGGCTTTTCCTCATCGCCCGACGCAGAGATGTGGGGCACGCCACGGGAGGCGGAACACAAGGGCTGCGGGCCGACGGGCGGGAAGAGCCATCTGCACCGCTTGGAACGGGAATACCTCGATGCCCAGGCGCAGAGCCACGCGGAACTGTGGACGACGGCCACGGTGGACGACGAGAACAACGTGAGCCGGTCCAGCGGGGAGTTCAAGAGCTTGGTGCGCGACGCGAACTGCCAGACTGGTCAACCGCCCACCTCGAACGCGGAGCCGACGGCATCACGCGGGCAACTCAACCCGGACTTTGTTTGCTGGCTCATGGGATACCCCGCCGGGTGGCTAAACTACGCGGATTTGGCAACGCCGTCGTCCCGCAAGTCGCCGCGCAAATCATCGCCGCCCTTGCACAATCGGAAGGCGTCCGATGACCGCTAAACCCCGCACCCCGGCCCGCTCCCCTGCTCTGCGTCAAAACCGGGAAGGCCAAGAATACACCTGCAAAATCTACAACGGGCGCGTGCGGATATACATCAGCGGACGGCTGTTCTTTTGCTTCAACCAACTGGATTTCCGAGGGCTATACGCATACAAGGACGACACCGCGCTTTATGGTTTGGACATTTACTTGATGGATAAAATCGGCGGCCAAACCACGATGGAAATCTATTTCAAGACCAAGGAGGCGTGGTTGAAAACGCTCGACATCATGGACACGCTGGTATGAATCCGCCCCCCAGCCAAGCCCAGCAACAACCGTGAGCGACGAGCCAGAAACACCCTTGGATGACGAGGCAGCGCGGCGCGTGTTGGCGCGGTTGCGCGTCACGCCGCATCCCATCTTCCCGTGGTTCGATGACGCCACGGCGCTGGCACACGCCCGCACAGAGGCGGGGCAGGCCACGCTGGCGCACTTCTTCGCCCGGCGCGAGAACGCCATCCGCGACGCCCAGGCGGATCCGTTCAAACATGAGCCGGATTTGCTCCACTGGAAGGATGCGGACTTGCTGCTGGCGGAGGAGGATGGAAACCCCCTCACCCCGGCCCTCTCCCCCGCAGGGGCGAGGGAGAAGACCCGGAGCCGGGAGCGCGTCTTGTTCCTCATCCTGCTCGGGGGGAATCGCTCGGCGAAGTCGCGCTATGCGGGCAAGCGGCTTATGGAGTCCGCCGTGCGGCATCCCAACTGCAAGCTGCTCTGCCTAGCGGAGAACATCGAGGCCAGCATCGAGACGCAGCAGGCGATTCTCTGGCATTACCTGCCCAACGAGTGGAAAGCGCTCAACGGCAAACAGAGCAAGAAGTATTACATCAAGTATTCCACGCACCACGGGTTCAGTGACCAGCTCCTCTCCCTGCCCAACGGCAGCAAGTTCCTGTTCAAGTCCTACCAGCAGGAGCCGACGGATTTGGAGGGGCAGATGTTTGGCATCGCCGGGACCACGGTGCCGGCGGTGTGGCCGGACGAGAACCTGCGCGTGAACTGGTGGCTCATGCTCCAGCGGCGCCTGCGCTTCCAGCAGGCGCAGCTCATTTGGAGCTTCACGCCGGTCGCGGGGATGACGCCCACCATCAAGGAGGCCGTGGGGAACGCGCCGGAAACCATCGTGAGCAAGCCCGCCGAGCTGCTGGCGGACCGCGTGAACGTGCCGGGCCTGCCCGTGGGCCACATGCCTTACATCCAGCGGCCCGTGACCAGCCGGGCGCGCGTGATCTACTTTTGGTCCGAGCTAAACCGCTTCGGCGATGGGCAGCGCACCTTCTACGACGCGGTGAAGGATGACTGCAAGAACCGGAGCAGCGAATACGTGGCGCGCATCGCCTACGGCTACACGCGGGACACGGTGGGCCGACCCTTCCCCAAGTTTGGGTCGTGGAACGTGGTCGCGCCCGAGCTGATCCCCAAGGAAGGCACGGACTACATGTTCACGGACCCGGCGGGTGCGCGCAACTGGGCCGCGCTCTGGCTGCGCGTGGCCCCGGACGACAAGTTCTACATCCTCGCGGACTGGCCGGACGCCACGACCTACGGCGAGTGGGCGGTGCCCAACGTGGACAGCAGCGGCGACAACCTGGGCAAGCTCTACAAGGTGGGCAGCGCGCAGAACTCGCTGGGGCTGGGCACGCAGCAGCTCAAGCGCGTGTGGCGGGCCTTTGAGGCGGAGCGGGGCATCGCGCCCTTCGCGCGCTTCATTGACCCGCGCGCCGGCAGAAATCCCCACGCGGACGCGCACGGCGGGACGTGCCTCATCGAGCAGCTCGCGCTGGAAGACGAAGGCGACGACGGAGAAGTGATCGAAGGCATGGAGTTCCTGCCCGCCAGCGGCACGGATCAGGAGACACGCATCGGCGAGGTCAACAAGCTGCTGCATTGGGAAGACCAAAAACCGTTCGACGCGGTGGCGAACTGCCCCCGCCTCTACGTGAGCCGGGAGGCGCAGCAAGTCATCGGTGCCCTCACGCACTGGCCGGGGCCAGCGGGCGGCGAGAAGCACGCGTGGAAGGACTTTGCGGACTTGCTCTGCTATCTGGCGATGGCGGATTTGCAGCACCGCGACGTGAGCGAGGAGGTTTGTTATGTGTAACCAACAACGAAAGGCAAAACAATGAACGGAATAATAATGCAGATGCCAGAGGTGAATGAATACGTCACCCGTATTAGGACAGACGACGAGATGTGTTTGGAGGTAGGGGGAAAACTGGTCAAAGAAGTGGTCAAAAATAAATCACGCGACGAGGAAATTGCGAAGGGTATCCGAGACGCGCGGGCATACCTTGAGTCGTGCATGAACACGATGCGCAAAGAGTGGTTCGATTGGCAGGACACGGCGGATAGTTCAGTGAAAGAACTGCGGCAGTTTCGGATGGCGTTGACTTCGGAGAGCAAGCAAATTGCGGAGGCGTGCAAGGATGTTCGCGGTTTCCTGATGTCCGATGCGCACACGGAAGAAATGAGGCGGCTGCAAGAGTTCGTCGCGCTTTGTGAGCGGTTGCGTGACCTGAAGAAAGACGGGACGCTGGGGTATGTGGTGGATGCCATCTTAAAAATTGAGTGCAAATGAAGGCGTTCAAATCACTCCATGAAGCGATGGCGGAAGTGGTGGTTGAGGCGCAAGCAGCAAGCCTTCCGCTGGTGAGACGCACGCCCACGCCAATGGCCCGGTCGGTGACCTCTGCGCCGGCCATCAACCGCACGGCAGTGGACAAAACGGCGCGCATGGTCACGGCGCGCGCGAGCTGGATTCACCACGCACCACCAAGTCCACCGGCCCCCTTGCCGCCTCGTCCTGCCGACCCGGAGGTGCAAGTTTTGCGCAACGAAGTGGCCCGACTCGGCTTGGTAACTGGCGTGCTTCGGCGTCGCTTCAAAGAAGAACGTGAGGCCAGAGTGCGAACATTGGCGGCGCTGGTTGCGGCGGCGACAATGTGGGGCCAGTGCGAAGCGCGTTGCCGCAGGCTGGCTGCACTGGCACGTGAGCGAGGAGGTTTGTTACACATGAAAGGAGCCACAGATGGACACAGATGAAACACAGATGAAGGCAAGGCGAGTCGAAGTCTGCACCTTGATTTCCGTGCGCGCTTGTGTTTCACTTCCCCCACTCCATCCGAACTGGAGCCGGCTGGGTGCTTAATTCATCGAAGCACCATGCACACTGACCAAGCCAATAGCGGGACGGACGAACTGCTCCAAACCGTTGCCGAACCCGACCTCGACCTCTTGCTCAAGGAATACGAGCAGGCCGGCGGCTACCTCAACAACCAGTGGCGGCAGGACCGCAGCGACAAATCGCGCTTCATGCGCTGGAGCGGGCAGTCCCCCGACGGCCGCAAGCACCGCGCCTACGTGGGCGAGGATTGTCTGCCGTGGGAGAACGCCTCGGACACACGCATCCCGCTGGTGGACGGCATCATCAAGGACTTGGAGAGCGTGCTGTGCGCGGCCGGGTCGCGCGCCCAGGTGAAGGCCATCCCGCAGAACTTCGCGGATGAGGTCAAGGCCGGTCAGGTGACGAAGCTGGTGAACCACTTCCGCCAGCAGCGTCGGCGCGAACTGATGCGCGAGCGGCAACTGGTGGCGAACTACATGCTGGCCTACGGCGTGGCCGCGTGGCAGGTGGGCTGGGAGCGGCAGGTGACTTACCAGCGCACCCAGTTCAGCCTTCAGCAGCTCGCGGACTTCCCCAACGGCGCGGAGCTGATGCAGATGGTCTTGGACCCGGCGCTCGAAGACGCGGCGGTGGAGATCGCCACGCAGCAGTTCGGCGTGGCGAGCAAGAAACAGGCGCGCAAGATCGTGCGCGACCTCCGCAAGCACGGCCAGGCGGAGATACCCCGGCCCTACGTGACCTACCACGGCCCCTGCTGGACGGCGCGCAAACTCAGCGAGGACATTTACTGGCCCACCAGCACCACGGACTTGCAGCGCAGCCGGGCCATCTTCATCCGCGATTTCCTCTCCGAGACGGAGCTGCGCGAGAACGTGCTGACGGATGGGTGGGATGAGAATTGGGTGACGCAGGCGCTCAAGACCAAGGGCCACATGGTCACTTGGGATAACCAGCTTGGTGCCCTGATCCACGAGGGCGATGCGTGGACGGCGGCCAGCCGCACGGACAACAAAGACGACTTGGTGGAGGTCATTTGGGCCTACGTCCGCACGGTGGATGACGATGACATCCCGGAGGTGTGCTGCACGGTGTTCTGCCCGAGTGCCATCAAGGACAACGGG